CCGTCGGAGTTTCAGGAGCTGTTCAAACACAGATCCTTGGAATATCTACAGGGGAAATGGTAAGAGATGCTAATTGTGAAAGATTAAAAATAAGTAAAACACTATATGATATGGGAATGAAAGTGGCTGCAGTATCTGTATTGTGCCAAGACCGTAGAGTATATAATGCAATGGAAATGGCAGGAACACCTTGTCCATATCTTGGTGAAATTGGTGATAAAGCCACCGACGGTTGGAAAGCAAATCCAGATCGTATTCCACCTGTAGAAGTAATGGAGACAAAAAAGGATGTTCAAAAAAGAAATGGGGCGGTTGCTGCTGGCATTAGCGGGCTTGCTCTTCTTCTCCTCTTATTGTAACGCACAAGTAACTTGTTCAACGGATGGGACTACTAATCCGGTAGCTGGCTCAACCACTGCGACAACCTGTTTAGATCCTAATAGTAATACAGTTGTTGATATTTTAGATCAAGGCGATTTTGGTACTGGTGGACACCAAACTGGTAGTTCTCATAATCAGATGTATCAAATGACAGACAGAAGAACTGGTGCAGTTTTGTCAACAGACTATATTCTACACTTTTCACATACCGACGATACTTGGATAACTAATATGGCTATCAATCAGGCTCTTGTAGGAGCTGGGTTTGATATTGCAGGTTATACAGCAGAATGGCAGTGGAAAAATGAAAACACTAATACAGTAAATGGTGCCTGTACTGCACAAAAAGTAAATGGTGATTGTTTAGATGATTTAGTAATTACTATTGAAGCATCTGCAGGTGGTACTACCATTTATTCTGAACAATGGGATTATAGCCAAACAAAATCAAACGGGTATACTCTTGAAGAAATATTAAGTTTTTCACCATTAGCTTTAGTACCTGGTTTAACTATTGATGAAATTGAAGTAAGCATTAGAGGTAAAGATAACGGTTTTTGGCAAGGTATGTATGGGCCAAAGGTAAAGAATTTTAGTGGCGGTTTAGTTCTTATGCCAGATTCTTGTACACTTAATGGAGCAATATCTGATCCATCATGCCCAGGATATGCTAATGCTTTATTTCAACAACAGTGTACTGCAAATCCTTTATTTGATGCCAGCTGTCCTGGATATGCTAATGCTTATTTTACTCAACAATGTAATATAAGCCAATTATATGATCAGGCTTGTCCTGGCTATGCTGCAGCTTATTTGAAACAACAGTGTTTTATAGATCCATTATACGATTCTAGTTGTCCTGGATATGCAACAGCATATTATAATAACCAATGTTCATTAAATCCATTGTATGATACAGGTTGTCCGGGCTACTCAACAGCATATCAGAATCAGCAATGTACTAATGATCCCACATCTGATCCTTCTTGTCCTGATTACTATATTGCAATGTGTAAAGCAGATGCTTTATTTGATATGGGTTGTATTGGATATGATACAGCTTACTTTGATCAGCAATGTAGCTTAGATGCTCAGTATGATCAAACTTGTCCTGGCTATGTAGATCTTTCAGGCAATGATAGCGATGTTGCTATCTTAGATCCCATTGTTGATGATGTAATTACAGTAGAACCAGAATTAGATTTTTATGAACCAGAAATTCCTGTGTACCAACCAACGTATACAGAAGAAGTAGTTGAGGTTGAACCCGAAGCAATAGAGATAGATGAATACCAACAAGTACTAGAAGACGATATCGAACGTGAAATAGCTGAACTAGAAAATGAAGGCGATGCTATGAACATGGAAGATGATATTGAACAAGAAATAGCTCAATTGGAAGATTCTACATCCTCGGAAAATGACTTTGACGATCCCACAAATGCAGGTGGTAAAGAAGTTATGGAGGATGACATTGAAAAAGAAATCGCGGAATTGGAACAAGAATCGGATACCAACGAAGGGGACACAGAGTCGACACTCGAGGATGGAGTACAAGTCGCCGATAGTGATGCTAGGCCCGACAATATGGACAACAGCGTCAAAAGTAGTAAACGGAAAGACGTACCAAGTCCGGATGTTAGTAAAAGACAAAAGATAAAATGGCTTATAGCTCAAAAGGCTATTGAGGCTACTAAGGAATTAGAGAACGCTGTTACTTTAGAGCAACAGATGAACATACAACGACGACTTCTGGCACTTATAAGTTTTGTACCAGATTTTAGTGATTATGGAGAAAAAGAAAATGTCAATCAAGTAAATTTCTATCCACCAAAGCCTACTGTAGATCATGCTTATGCTAGATGGTTTTTGAATGACCCAAACTTTGGAGCGATGGAGAATTTACAATATCCTAACCTAAGGTAAAAAAATGATCGATCCAATTACCGCTATCACAGCGGCTACTACTGCTTATAAGACAGTACAACGATTTGTTGCTGCAGGACAAGATTTCGAAAATACTGTCGGTCAAATGGGAAAATGGTACACAGCAGTTTCTGACTTTCGCAAAGGTCAGCAAATGCAAAAGAAACCTCCACTCTTTAAAAAGTTATTTAATGCAGGTTCAGTAGAGGAAGAAGCTCTTGCTTTACTTATGCATGAAAAGAAAATTGCAGAACAAGAAAAAGAATTAAGGACTATACTTAATTGGAGATATGGGCATGGTACTTGGGATGAACTTACTGAAATGAGACGGAAAATAGCTAAGCAACGAGAAAAAGATGTTTATAAACAAGCACAACTAAGAAAAGACTTTATTGAGGCTGTTACTATAGGTGGAGCAATTATGCTTATTGTTCTTACTCTTGCTGGGATAGTTTACTTTATTGGATCTTCACAGGGTAAATGGTAATGGTACATGTTTTTATGTTAGTAGTAATATTAGGCACTGGTGAATTTAGAAAAGTTCAACCAAACCCTTTATATTTTTACTCAATAGATCGGTGCCAGTATTTTGCAAAAGCTGTACCTAGGCAATATGGTAACTATAGCTACACAAGTAGAGTAGATCCAAAGGATAGAATTACTGCTTACTGTAAGCCAGTTTATATAAAAGACAACGATGGGATATATAAATAATGTTTATAATAATGCTTATATTATCCCTTGCACTCATTACATGGCTGCTTATCTGGTTAGCACTGATTGAAGATAAAATAGAAGAAAGATCTAGTTTAGAAGCTGATAACGCTACATACGAATTAGATCTAAAAATTAATGAATTAAAAGGACGATATAAATGGCTGAAATCGAATATGGTGGAATAAAAGTTGGTGGATCTAAACTACTTCTTGTACTACCGCTTATTGGAACATTAGGTGGCGGTCTCTGGGGAGGCTTTGAATTCTACAAAGATTATATGGATATGAAAGAACAGATCCAAAACTATGTAGCACCTGACCTATCAGAGTTTGATAAAAATCTTGCAGTAATTAGTGAAGAGATGAAAGTAACTAGAGAAGAAGTTATTATTATCCGTGATGCTATTGGTGAGCAAGTAGACTTTATGAGAGATACAAAGCACGATCTAAGAGAAGATCTGGTTCGTATGGAAAAGATCTTAGACAAGGTTGAGAATGATATTGACAAAGTCGAAGATGAAGCACAAGAGCTAATGGATAGATCTAAAACTGATACTCGTAATATGATTGACGATGCAAATAATCGTTTCAATGATAAAGTAACTGGTATGGAAGGTTATGTTAAGCGTGAAGTTCAAAATCTAGAAGATCGTATGAATAGCAAGCTTACAAAAGCTTTAGATAACCCATTAGCAAATAGATAGATTTAGATTAAAGCAATTGCTTCTTCAGTAGTTTCATTTACTCTACGAATCCAGCCTCTACCAAATGTTTCAAAGGTACTGAGTTGTTCGTAGTAACTTATCCGGCCGGATTGGTATTCTTCAATCATTCCTTGTAGACCTACTTCTTCTACGTAGTTATACACAGCTTTTAGAGTGTTAGGACCAATCCCGCCATCTACTGTGGTACCAATCATAGATTGTAGATACTTAGCAGCACGGCCAGGACCTGCATTTACTGCAAAATCAAATACGCATAAGTCTAAGCCACTAGGTAGATCATCACCTTTTACACGACCCCAGTAGTTTTTCTCATAGATTGGAGCAACGTCTTCTACCGTTAAATCTACCATATCTTTTGTACCACCCCACTCTTCGTAAACACGTTTGGTTACTCCTAGGTTGGTTTCCCCTCCTGGATCTTTAGGGTGATTAACATATCCACCTTCGTGGTGGAGAATTAGTTCTAGACACTTATCGTAATTTTCTACTGCCATTTTTATGTTTCCTGCTTTTTGCTTGGTAATTTGTTAATTTGATAACCCTCACCGCTTCCCAATACGCATGCTTGTTCTGGGTCATTGATTTCAATTAATGTCCAACTTCCTGTTTCTGGATTAACTGCAAATATAATTTGAACATTTTTAGTACTACCTGAAGGCATTGTAGCTAATCCATTACCAGTAAGTAATGGTGTTTCTCCATAGCCTTTTACTAGCTCAATTAAACCGTCTGGTGGACCACACTGAATTGGTTTACGAGTCCAATAGACTTTAGGTGACTCTTCTTCTATTTTTTCAGACTGATCTGTCTGATTATCTGCAAAAGCCAACATCCCGCCAAAGGCGAGTGCCGGTACCATTGCAAGTACTGTTAATAGCTTTTTCATTATTTTAACCTTTGCTTTGCTGACCCCTAGGGCTACCCCAAGCGTCCCAAGCACGGACTTTAATATAAGGTTTATTTGTTTCTTTTTTATTTGGATTAGCTATTGTAAGAACTACATTCTTTCCTAGCTTCCATGCGTCTAACTGTGCTTGAATTTTACGAAAAGGCTGATCAATTTCTTTTTGAAGTCGAACTGCCTTTAATACAGAACGTGCTACTGAGCTACGTTCACCTTTAGACGTTTGTGACGTCCTTGATCTTTTTTTACCCATTATAAATCCCTTGTATATGATCTTCGAATTGTTCTACTTTTTCAAGTCTTTTAGGCCAATAGATATAGTCTTTATCTGGATTAGCTTTAAGGTTATTCAATAGAGGCTGAACAGCATTGTACAACTTATCTAGTTTTTCTTGAGTTGTAGTTGCCTTTTGCTCAGCATCATTAGCCAGTGCAGCTGTTTGCTGCACCGACTTAAGTTCTTCTTCGTTTACGGCTGTAAAGCCAAAATCAAAAATATCTGTACTCATACGTTTATTTATACATTCCAGTATGCTGAGTGATCATCATAAATGTAAACGTCAAACTCTCCTGCGTTTTTAAGACCACCGACAATATTGCCACCCCAGTTATACTGGACTGGTCCTTTACTACCAGCTGTTTTCATTTTAACAATAGCCTTACGACCCTTAGCACATACACGTTTTTTCCTAAGCATGCTTGTGTGGTTATAACGACCAAAAGCATCTGTCTTATTTAAGAGAGAAATGGACTTTCTAAGTTCAGCTAGTTTATCCATATCACCTTTATCAGATGTAACAAAGGTTCCTACATAAGATGAAGTTCTATTTTCTTTAATATACATTCGTAATCTCCTCAAAAAGGTATTCAACAACATCATCTTTATCACACTGGAAGCGAATACCGATACCGCCAGCTTGTTCCCAACGTTTAATGTTATCAATTTTGTCATCAATTAGGATATTTGGTAGTCCTGTTAGACGATTGATAGCATATTTATGTTTGTTTGAAGTAAAGATACAGTTTTCAACTTCAGGCATAAACCCTTTATCTTCAAGCCATCTACGTTTCCAGTAAGCTGAGTTGTTATGATCTCCTCTTAGTGGAGAAGAACAGATACCCCAGTTACCTTCTGTAATTCCTTTAACGAAATTTACAATATTACGAGACTCATTACCAAAGGTAGGAATATGGTAGAAGAAGTCTGTACCGACTAATTCGTTTAAGGCCTTATCCTTTTCTTTGATTGATTTCCAATGATCAACGTTATTCTTATCCGCGAAGGATTTAAAGAAGTTTGCGATAACGCCGTCCATATCTAAGTAAATTGTTCTCATATTATTATATTTTCCTTTTTTCATTTTATACATATATTATAACACACTTTTTGCCCATTGTAAAGGACTTTTTTCATTATTTTGATAATTTTTATAGACGCCATAAGCTTCAATAGTACTGTTCTTTACAGCATATGGATTACGTTCGATAAAAACTAGAAGTTCTTCAAGAGACATTCCTAAAAATTCCATCTCATTTTTAAGTTTAGTCATTGCACCTTTAATACGCATTATCTGTCTCCCATATCTGTAATTGCCCAAAGACCCATTACTAAACCACTAATGGCGAA